CCGGGGGGACGGGTACGGTGCCAACAAATAGGTGGCCGCCGCTTCGATCTGTGCCGTTTCGTGCAACAATGACGCGTCAACGTCACGGGTTTGCACAAAATAGGTGGCTTGGCTTGCCGCGTCTTGGTCCGTGTCCGTGGTGCCGTTTAGGCCGGTGACGGTGGCCCGGTTGATTACTTGGCGTGCGTCAAATTCGATTTGCACGTTACGGTACTTGTAGCCGGTGCCCTGATCTGAAAATTCCGCAACGGGGCCGCTAAGCGTGTTACCTATGCGCGGTTGAAACACCAATTCCCCGTCTGCCGCGATAAACAAACGCCCAAATTCCGCCGTTTGGTTAATCTGTTGCAGATACGCCAACACGTTGGTACCCGCCGGCACGTCATACGCCGCCGCGTGCCCCAAATCCACGGTGCCCGCGTCAATGTCCGTAGCCCCCGTGTAATTAACCTCTGGCAACGCCAACACGGTGGTTATGCGTTGCCCGGACGTTTGCGCCGTGGGGTTAAACGCGTTCATAAACGTGTTGGCCAACAACCAAAAATTGTCCACACAATTGACCGTTACAAGGTTTTGACGATCTAGGTTGTATTCATAGTCATAACTTTCCACCACCCCGTCAAACAATTGGGTGGCTTCACGGAACACGCGCACCCGGCGCATAGGTGCCAAACCGGGTTGGTTGGTGTTTGTGTCAAAATAAACGCTTGTTTCGTCATACGGGTTGAGTATGCCGCCGGCCAACGTGTCGTTTAACGTAAACGACATTGTGCCCGCCCCGAATTGGTCAAACGGTTGTTTGCGGCCCCGGTTGTACGTAACGCCCAACACGTAGTCCGTTATGTCCGCAAAATCCGTGGCCGGCCCCAACGTGTCAACGTCCAAAACGCCACGCGTTGCGCTGTCCAACCTGAATGACGTGCTGTCAAACCCGGTGTCCAATTCGACGGTGTAATCCCCCGCTTGGCTTACAACGCCGGGCATTACGCCACCGCAATGTCAATGACACCGGACCGCCGGTTGTATTGCCGCAACGCGTTAACGATCTTGTCGGGAAACGTCGCGTCCGCCACCGTCGAATACACGTTTACCGTTATGTTGCCCATGCTGTTTGCGCGGTTTAACGGAATTACCGCTTCCGGGCCACGCTCACCAATCAACGCCACCGTGGGGCTAGTGACAATCCCGCCCTGTGCTAATTCGGGTATGCGCGGCACGCTAAACCCTTTGCCGCCAAACCCCGGCACCCAATCCGGCACCGTAAACGACAATTTGCCTATCGTGCTGTTCCACAAACGGGCAATGCCGTTAAAAATCGTTTTGTAGAACCCCAACACGCCGTTTAGATAACCCTTGATTAGATCCAAACTAAATTCGACACCGGTTTTTATTGCGTCAAACAATTTGTGTACAAATTCTCTAAACGTCTCTGATTTTTTGTACGCGATCACAAACGCGGCGGCCAACGCCGCCAACGCAATAATGACAATGCCTATGGGGTTGGCGGCCATGACAAAATTAAACGCGGCTTGCGCGGCCTTAACAACGATCAACGTGGTTTGGTAAACTTTCATTGCCGCGTTTACCGCTAGCACCGCCGCCGCCACACCGCCAATTACGCCGGCAAAAATTAGGAACAACGTGCTGTTTTCTTGTGCAAAGTGTGCCAACGGGATCAATTTGTCAATTAACAACGTGACAACGGGTATGAGCGCGGCACCTATGCTTTCCTTTGCCTCACCCATTTGTATCGTTAGGTTTTTCATTTTGCCTTGCGTGGTGTTCGCCGCGTCCGCCGCCGCACCCGTATGGGCGGTCAACGATTGCATAATGTCATCAAATTCCGCGCCAACGCCCACGGTGGTCCGTAACGCCGGATCCAACTTGTAAAGCGCCATGGTTTGACCGTTTACACCTTTAGATAACGCCGTTACTACGGTGCCCAAATCGTTGCCGGTGCTAACGGCAATGTCTTGTGCCGCAACCAACAATTCTTGTGCATAGGAATACGAACCGGTGGCGTTCGTTAGTTCGGCCAACGCCGGGCGTAGTTCGTCATCAGTAACCGCCGTTAAACGCGATTGCGCGGTAATAAATTCTTCTACTATGCCTATTTCTTCCTCTGTGGCGGCCCCGCTTCGACGTAGCACGCCCGCCAATTGATCTTGCGCCGCCGCGTCTTCCATGGCGGCTTTGGTTGCGGCACCCAACCCGGCGGCCAAACCCGCTATGGCGGCGGTGGCCGGCACTACCGCTTTTTTTAGCGCAAATTGTGCTTTTGCGCCGGCACCCTCTAAATTCTTAAATTCCTCTACGGCGCGGCTAATGCCTTTACCGTCGAATTCGCTAATGATTGGGATTGATACGGCCATTACCGCACCAACCTAGCGTTCGTTTCGCGTTGGATAACGTCAACCACGCGTTGTAAATCCTGTTCTACTTGGGTGGCGTTGCGCTCATACGCCGGCCACATGATCCGGCTAGCACGCCCCAACCGGGCTTCCAACGCGTTAGCCAGATTGCCGGTTGACGATCTGCCCGCCATGTCTATGACGGTTCCTATTGCGCTTTTCATGACCACCGCAAACACGGCCACCGCGCCACGTTTGCGGTTGCTAAACCGCGTTGTAATGCTTTTGCGTACTTGTTCGCTACTAAACGGTGTCAACCGTCCGCCTTGCCATTGGCGTGCAAACCCGCTTAGCACGTCATTGGGTACCGCGCTTTTAGCGTCCGCTACCACGCTTGCGGTGATCTGTTTAACGTCCGCTTTTATTTGTTTCGCTAGGTCCGGTTCGATCTTGCCTAGTTCGCGCAACGTTTCTTTTACGCCGGTGACGGTCACGGTTGCGTTAGCGGCCACGGTTTGCCCGTTCCATTGCCCGGTTTTGTTTTTCTATCACGTCAACAACGGTAGCCATGTCGAATTCGTCAAATTCGACGTTTGGCGGCCACCACCCGGTAGCCACCAAAATTTCGGCTAATCGGCGGCGGTAGCCGCCGCCGTAGGGTTTGTTGGCCCCGTTTCTAGCGGTGTGGGTGGCCCGTCCAATGCGGCTTCATAGTCCGCCACCGACATGTTGGCCAACGGGTGTTTGGTGCGTTGCAACGCGTACCACGTCAACAACACCATGTCTTGTGCGCGTAAATCGGTGCTTAATTGTTGCATTGATCGTTTGGTGTGCCGTTCCCAACTAAGCACGTCAACGAACCGTGTTTCGATCTGTACCGTTTCCCCGTTGACGGGGATTTGCCACCGGATTTGCACGCCGCTAGTAAATCAAACGGGTGTTAGGACGTGGCGGCGGCATACGTGCCGCCGGTAAACGTTAATTGCACTTCGCCCAATTCACCCAAATTGGCGGCCAACACGTCCATGGCTTCCAAATAGGTTTTTGTTAGCGAGAATTTGGGGTTGGTTGCGCTAACGGCGGTTCCGTCCACCGGCGTGACCTCAACGTAGCATTGCGTACCGACAAGCGGGGACAACGTGGCGTACACCTCTGCCGCGTCATAACTTTGGTTAAACGTGACAACCAATTGGTTGCTGTTCATGCCGGCTTGGAAAAACCTGTCGCGGCTAGCCATGCTCGAACTTTCCAATGCGTCCGCTTGCCGGGTTAGTACGGCGGATTTGCAGAATTCGGACAGATCAACGGCGGAACCTAACGCGGCACCGATCTTTACTTCCGGTGCGCTGTAATAGACGGTTTGGGGCATTGCCATGGGTTAATCCTCGCTTTTCGCTGTCTTAGTTTTACCACGCGCCGCCGCCTTTTGCACGTCATTGGCCACGATTGCGCCCGTTTGCAACAAATAGGCCGCGTCCATTTCCGACAAATCCCCGGCTTGGATAACGTCCCCCGGTTGGTGATCCCCGAACGCGTGCAAAACCGTGTACGTCATGGCCCTATTTTAGCCCCAATGGTTAGTTCATAACTTGCGTATTCCTGTGCGCCAATGGTGGTTACGGCGGGCCGCACGTCCGTTAAACCAATTTGGGCGCGGCGCACCAAATCCGCCAATTCCAACAATTTGGTTAAACACTTGTAGTCCGCCGGCCCGGTGCCAATGATCCGCACCGTTACCGTCATGTCGAACACAAGGTTGCTGTTCATGCGGATTACGGGCGCGTCAACAAACGCGCACGGCGGGTTTAGGTTGCGTGGATCGTCAAATACGGTTAGCCCGGTAATCGTTTGTAGTTCGTCCACCACGTTGTCATAACCCAACCTAAACGCGTCAACCGTGGCGGTCATCAGTAAACCGCCGCCCGATTGACACCTAACAAACGCATGATTTGACCCATTGACCCGCCCGTGGGGGTACCGGTGGCCAACGGGTCAAAACTTGCGTATTGGTCAATCGAACCGCGCTCGCGGTACAACGCCCCGGCGTACATGATCGTGCCCAATCGCACGTCTTGACTTGGCACGGTGCTCAATGACGCGTCAAAATAGCCGGCCTCTTGGCGTTTGCGGTACGCGTAAGCGTTTGCGGCGGCAACCGCAATGGTCAACAAATCGTCATCACTTGACGCGGGCGTGACGGTAAAACCTAGCCAATCCTCAACGTCCGCTTTCGATACCCACGTACATGTAAGCGTGTACGTGATTGTGCCGGCTGCGGCGGTGCGGTCCAAATCGTTTGCGGTCAACGCAAACAACACTTGGTTAGGGATTAGCACGCTGGTGTTAAATTGCAGATCCCCGGCGGTGTCTATTCCGGTAAACAAAAATTGTGGGCAATCAACGACAACATACGTGCCGTTAAACCCGGCCAACCCGGAAACGGTGACGGATTGGCCGGGAACGATCTCGTTGACGGTGAGCGTTTGCAACACCGCGTAGTTGTCTTGCACTTGTTTGTTGACGATTGTGTACGTGGCCATGCCACGGCCCTCATTTCTTAATTATGAGTGCGTCCACTTTCGGGCAAGCGTGTTTTTGGCAAGGAACGTTGCAAAATAGCCGTAGTACGTAAAGTTACGGCCCAACAGTTCCGGGTCTTCGACGGTCATAATGCCGCGCACGTTTTCGTAGATCTCATACGCCGGGGCGTGCAAGATCACGAACGTATTGGCGGCCACGTTGGTGTCGACCACCATGGCAAGGCCCAACGGGTTGATTTGTGACCAATTGGCCGCGCCACCCGCGCCCAACGTGTTTTGACCGTTAAGCCCCGGTTGACCGACGAACGGGAAGATTGGGCGGTCCTGATTGTCCACCAATTCACCGAATTTGCGCCACGTGTGGATGCTCGCAACAATGTGTGTGGGGAACAAGTTTGTGCCCGTCGAAATGTCCTGTGCGCTGGAATAGATCGTTTCCATAAGAGTGATTGCCGTACCGGGCCAAACGCCGCCGGTGCTTGCCGCGCTCACCAAATTGTCACACGCCACGTCATCAGTTTTCATCAGATACTCGCCGGCAAGGTCATTAAGGATCGCTTGCAACGCGGCGGGATCCGTAAAGTCAATGTCTTGCTGTGAGATGAACACGCCGCCGGCCACGGTAGTGCGCGTAACGCTGTTTGACGCAATCGTGGCTTTTTGGCTTGTCACCGCAGTGCCCTCAGATTGTGTGCCGGCGGCGGTGTGCTGTGAGAACGTTGGGCGAATAAAACTCTTACCCGATCCGTTTGGCATTGATCGAACACCAATCGCGTTGACTACCGGGCGCAAAAAGTTAATGTCTTGGAACACCGGCCCCAACACGGGTGTTGGCAAAAGGCCGGGCGTGTCTGCGGTCAGATCTTGTGCAAGCGCGGCTTGGATCGCGGTTTGCTTCTTGGCCACGTTCTGTTTGTACGCGGCGTTCACGTTGCGCCACGTTTCGCCACCAATGTGGTACGCGGCAAGGTATTCGCCGGCGGTTGGCATTGGAAATTCCCGTTCGGCCTTGACCGCCCACACGGGTGCGGTTGGTGCCGGTGCGGGTGCTTCGGCGGCCACGGTTTCCACTTTCGCGGTGTTCTGAATTTCGCTCATGTTGTTTTCCTCTGCTTTTTGCGCCGCTACTTGTGTAACCCTTGCTTGGGGAAACGCCCCCAACGGAACTAACGATAACTCAATCCAACGCGCCATTGCAACAACCAACACGCCGTTTTCGTCGCGCTCAAATTCGACGGGTTCCGCGCCAACGCTCACCGCGTCCAAAACACCGTCTTTTGCCAATTCCAACGCGTCATTACCGGCGGCGGTTTTACTGATCCGCGCCACAAAATACATGCCGTTTTCGTCCTCTACACGCTCAGTAACAACGCCAATGGCGGCGGTCAAATCGTGG